TTATTTCATCGTTGCCAGCTTGCGGATCAGGTCGCTGCCGTACTTGTAGGCCGCGAGGTAGTCCATCGTCTTGTCCTCCAGCCCTGCGCGCTTCTGGAGCTGCGCGCGGTAGTCCGTGTACTTCGGGCGGTACGCGCCGAGCACCAGCGACAGCTTACGCTTGCGGCGGTAGACCCCGTCGCCGTTGCTCTGGCTGCCGGTGTTGCCGTTGGAGGTGTTGCCCTCGATGGCGGTGACGTACTGCCCGCTGACGCTCTCGCAGATGCCGCAATGGTCGGTTTTGTACGCCGTGCCGGGGAAATCATAGATCAGCACGTCGCCGGGCTGGTAGCCCTTGGTGACCCACTGATCGTGTGTCTGCGCCCAGCGCATCAGCTCGCCGCAGGAGGCCGTCTTGCCGCCGCCCATAAAGAGCGCCTTGTCCGCCTGCTGGAAGCACCACCAGACGAACTGCATACACCAGTACACGCCGTCCATGCCGTAGGCCTTGCCGTACTTCTGCCGGTTTCCGCTCTGCTCGACCGTGCCGATCTCTTTGACCGCCACGGCGAGGATGTCACTTGCCTGCGCCATTGTCTTTGTTGTAGTTCGCCGTGGAAATGCCGATGAGCGCGCCCACGAAGGCAACCACGGCGTTGATGGTGGTCGCGACCTCCTGCGCGTAGGGCCAGCCCCAAACGCCCGCCAGCGCGCTGTAGAGCACGGAGAGCGCGGGCAGCGCGATGAGACACAGCCACTTGAGAATGTCGTAAACCTTGTCGTTGAATTGCAGTTTCATTTCAATCGTCCTTTCCTTTGATCTTGATGTTGGCCAGCAGAGCAAGCTCCGCCGTCCACGCGGCGAACCACGCGACGGTCAGGCTGTCCGGCACGGTCTTGTCGTTGGCGGTGAGAATGAGGCTCACGATGCAGTACCACGTCAGGTTAAAGATGGCTGCCCAGACGTACCGGTCGCGCTTGTGCATGGTCTTGAGTTTTTCCCGTGCGGACTTGTAGAGGTCGACGCCCAAAAGCGTCATGCAGACCACGCACACGCCCGCAAGGATGGTTTCGGCCCAATCCATCAGCTTACCACCTCCCACTCGTCGATCTCGCTTTTGATGCGGTCGATAAAGCTGTTGCCGCCGAGGGCCTTATAGCCGCGGTAGAGATAGAGAAAATCCTCCAGCTCGTACTGCCGGATGGTGTGGTCCTCCCGGTGGCGGTAGTAGGTGTGCAGCATGTCGTGTCGGAGCTGGCATTTGAGCGCGTCGGTCAGCTTGTCCAGCCCGAGCAGCCTGTTGCGGATGGGCTTAATGAGCATGGCCAGCGCGGCCAGAATGACCGTGATCTCCGAGCAGGTCGATGCAACGGTCGATAGGTTCATAGGCATTCTCTCTCTTTCCGGCGGTAAAAAAGCCGCCTTGTCGTTCTTGACAAAGCGGCTTCATGTGTGCTATATTTAGGCCAGTAAGAACGGCTGCCATTGCAGGTGGCGGTCGTCCCTGTTGCAAGTTTAGAGCTTGAAGGAAACGCCGCTTACCGCTATGGTGGGCGGTTATTTCTTATGTCTTGTGACCGTGAAGATCAGAGACGCAAGACCGATGAGCACAAGCGAATATGCAAACATATCAGCGTATGTAACCATCGCGCACCTCCTTTGAAGGAAGTGGACAACCTCGCCGTTCTTACTGGCAGCCGAATTATAGCACAGTCTGCCGCGCCTTGTCAATTTGCCGCCCTCGGGCGGCTTTTTCATTTCCTGTGCATTGCAGCTAAGTCACAGGCATTCCGTCTGTCTGGGGGACGATCACCACCTCCTGCCTGTTACGATCTCGCCGGGCATCGGCCCCGTCCGTTCCGGCGGCGGAAAAGGTGAAAAGCAATGTGATTCGAGTGATTCCCTTGTCGAAAAAATCAACCGGCAGAAACGAAATCTCGGAAACTTGGAATGGGCAGCCGAGGATTGAATACGGGTGTCCGCTGGACGCTTGTGGGCTGTTCGGCGGGAGCTGCTTCCTGTGTTCTTGATCTCTCGGAATGCCCGTGACTTAACTGCAATGCACGGCCTCGCCTGACGGTCAGGCGGCTCTTGTTATTTTCACGCGGAAAGCCCGCAGGAGCGCGCGTAGGCGCGCGAGGAGCGAGCCGGTACGCTGAGCCGCCGCGTCTTCCAACGCACGCAGGAGACGGCTCTGCGCCGCTGCGCGGTGCCTTCGCTGGCCCCATATCGGCGCCGTTATCAGCGCGCGATCCGGCGTCCGCTCCTGCCGCTTTTGGGCTCCGGAGGCAGTCGCCCTGCGTGCCGCAGCTCTGGCCCGCTCCGGGATCAGATCGTCCGCTGCGTGCTGTTGGTAGAGCGCATACAGTGCCGGCTCGAGCGCGTCCACGCCCAGCAGCTCCACGCCGCTGCCGTCGGTGCAGAGGGCACGGATGCGGCCGGCCGCGCGATGGATCGTGCGGCAGACGGTCGAATGGTCCACGCCCAGCAGTGCGCCGATTGAGCGCATATCCAGCCACTCGCCATAGTAGAGGTAGAGATACACGGCCTGCGTCTCCGTCAGACGCGAGAGCACATAGCGCGCCGTTTCCGGTTCGGCCAGGTCAAGACGGTTCGGATGCTCGCGCAGATCCTCCTGGCGCAGATCCTCCGACTTATCGTTAAGGACCTTCTTCGCGCGAAGCAGTGTGCGGGAGACCGTGGCCTTGTTCACGTCGAGCTGCTCGGCGATCTCCGTCGCGGTCTTGCCCTGCAGGAGGAGATCGAGCATTTCGCGCTGGCGGTCTGAGACCGCCGCGCGGCCGCGCCGGAGTGCCCTCATGAGCCGCGCGCGGCTCTCGCCATTGTCCGAGCCGAGGTCATCCCAACGGACTTGATTTCCTTCGAGGTCTGCAAAGGTCAAGTCGCAGCGCTCGAAGAAGTCAAAGCTGTTGACATCGGCTCCGGCAGCACCGGTGTGTATGACCGTCCGCTTGACCGCCTTGTGCCGCTTTTCCTGCGGTGGGCGAAGATATTCCAGCCGCTCAAGGCTCTCGTGGTACATCTCGAACAGGATGCGAAGACGGTGCTTCTGCTCTCCGCGTCTGCCGGGGTCCTGCTCCTGCTTGATCTCCTCCCGGACGAGCTGAATGCGCGCATAAAGCTGGTCTTTCTCCCGGACGGCAGCCTCATAGGCGGTCACATCAGCCCTCCCAGTCTACCCAGCCGTCCATGTAGACCTTGATCACACCGTCCACGCGGTAGAAGGCGTTGTTGATGAGCGGCACGCCCTCCGTGTATTCGATGGGATTGTCGGCGCTCGTGCCGACCGGATTCTCCTGCTCGACGTAATCCTTTCGGACGTCCACGTCGTTGACGGTGAAGATCCTCCAGTCAAAGCCGAGCTTGTCGCTCTGCTCCATGCGCTGCGTGATGCCGCCGGCGGCTTGCACGAGCTTTCCATCCGTGATTGCGCCCTTAATGGCATTGAGCTTTTCAGTTTGCATCATAGGTGGCCTCCAGTTCCGCCAGCTGCGCGTTGGCAGCGGCAAGGTTTTCTTCGCTCTCGGTGAGCTGCGTATCCTTCTCGGCGACAGTGGCGTTCAGGCTCTCGATCTGCGCCTGATACGGCATAACATCGCCCCAATGCTGCTTGTCCGTTTTGAGAATGACGGTAAAGTAGCCCTGCTTTGTGTACTCGATCTCCTGCACGGCAAAGGTGTAGCCCTCCGGCAGCGGGCAGGCCGGATAGTCCGTGCGGACCTGCTCAACCGTGACATTCTGCCAGTCGATGGCCTCGACCGCCTCCAGCGTGTTTTCCTCGTAGCAGCGCTCGAAGATCACACGGTATACTCCATTCAATGCCTGAACAAAGCCGACGCGGTGGCCGTTGATCCTGTAATTCACTCCGTAAAATCCGCTCATACACTCCTCCTTATCCGATCAGCAGCACAGCGCCGTCGAAGGCGGACGATGTGTGCAGTGTAATGGTCCCGTCAGCGGCGATCATGGCATAGGTCTCAAGGCTTGCCCATGTGCCTTTCCGATAGGCGCCGCTTGACAAGATAGATGCTTGCGCGAAAACGTCATTGCCCAGCAGCCCATGTTCGCTTCGCGGGATGCTCATGGTCGCCTCCGCATCGGTCTGTGTCCACTGGGCAGCGGTGAAGGTCTTGTAATACGATGCCGCCCCGCTCGGCGTTTTCCATTCCTGTCCATCGGCGGTCTTCGTCAGTACCTGACCGGCGCTGCCGCCGGGGACAGCAGGGAACGCGCCGACATCCTCGGCCGTATATTCGGGGGCACTTGGCTCACGCGCCCACTGCGAAATGCCGGGGTCGCGCACAGGGATCTCGACGCCGTTTACTTCAAAGCTATCAATGTAATTTGTATTTGCCATGTGCTCCTCCTTAGATGGTGAGCGTGTGCTCGTTGATCGCAGCCGGCGAGAGCTTCAGCATCGTACCCTCCTGCTGCATCGTGCGGGAGGGTACATCAACGAGCCTGACCACGGACCCGTCCACGTTAAACTCCTTCGCCACACAGATGCCGACGATCCGCTCGCCCGCTGCGTTGTGCGCGATGACGCCGGCCATGAGCGTCTCCGGCGTTACGGTGTCCCCGGTCAGATCAAGCAGGACCGTTCCGTCGCTGAGCTGGACTTTGTTATTGGCCATGCCGCACCTCCTCAGCCGATGGTGACCGTCTTGCCTCCCTGCGCATTGTCGGTGTAGGCAATCGGGATCGCCGCCACCGTGACGGAGCTGAGGCAGTTGTACTCATCGTCGGGGAGAACCTCCTGCGAGGTAAACGTGGGTGTGACGCTCTTGGCCTGCGGCTTCATGCCCTCGCTGCCGGACATCGTACCGAGCACGCCGAGGACGGTGATGCCCTCGCGGATATTGGCGGGGATCAGCTTCGCCTCTTCGGCTGCGTCGATCTGCGCCTTGCCGCTGCCGTCGTGGTAGCCCTGGGGGATGGTGACCGGCTTACCCTTTTCCGTGATGCTGAGCGTCTTGGCGCCGTTATTCGGCATGGTACCGGTGACCTTGCTGCCGGTGACATAGGCCGTCTTGCCGGTCAGGATCTCCGCCGCGCCCGCGGTGGCGTCGCCGGTGTCCGCGTCAAACTCGCAGGAGCCGGTGATGGGCGCACCGTCCTTGCCGTGCGCGGTAAAGCCCTTGAGGAGCTTGTCCGCGACCACGGTGTCCTGGGTGAGGTCCATGAGGACTTCGCCGCTCGCGAGTACGATTTTGCTGTTGTACTGATTTTCAGCCATTGAAAATACCTCCGATAAAAATTGTTTTTCCGCCCGCGGGGTTTTCCACGCGGGCGACTACAATGGGATCAACAGTCACATTGTCTTTCAGAAGCCTGTCCTTTGTGGCAAGCTCCTGCGTCTCAAAGTCGGGCGTCACGGTATATGGGCCGTCATACGGCTCGCCGCCGACCTCACGGATCGAAACATGGAAGCCGATGCCGATGGCCGCCGGCGTCCCGAGGGAAAAGGCTGCCTTTTTCCTGCCGACGTCAAATGTGATCGCAGCCATCAGATCACCGCCCTGCTGAGCGCGCGTTTAACATCGATCTGCTGCATTTCCGAGCCGATCACGTCGCCGCTCGGGAACTTCACGCGCACCTGCATGGGGCAGACGGTCGGAAGGCCGAAGGTCTCCGGCTGCGTGAGGGGAAAGTGAAATTTGCCGTCGGAAAACGTGACATCGCCCGGATAGGTCTTGACGAGGTTCAGCAGCGCGATCTCGACCAGAGAGACGGCCGGGGGGCTGAGTGCCTGGCCCTCGTTGGTGATCTCAACCTCGATGGAATAAGCGTCGCCCTGTACCATTACGTCGTCACCTCCGTTGCGCTGACGGCGCCGGTGTCGTCCACCGTCAGCTTGAATTTTTTCATGCTGCCCGCCGTCGAGGAGGGGATGATGATCTCGCCCTCGTCCACGCGCTGCAATAGCTCGTCGGTCTTCTCGCCGGTGTAGAGCATGGTGTAATAATCGTTCGGCATAGATACCTCCTTAAACGATCATTCTCCGCCCGAGAGAATCGAGCAGGCCAAGGTTGTTGCTGGTCACGAGCGGGCCGGACTGCAGCTCTTTCTTTTTGCGGTAGTAGATGATGATGCAGCCGTCGCCGCCTTGTCCTCCGTCTGAACCCAGACCGCGGCCCGTTGCCGCACCTGCATAGACTTCCAGATCGCCCATTTGATAAGATGCATCGTCTCGCATGGTGCAGCTCGCCATACACGGCCACCCGGTTTGCCCGTTGCCTCCGCCGCCGTTTCCGGCCCCGCCGCCGTTTCCATAGACCGATGGCTTTTCCGGCGGCTGCGCGGTCGCGCCGGTTCCCTGTGCGCCGCCCTGCATGGTCAGTTTTTTGTTGTTGTACTGACTTGTCATTGTAGGCGTAATGCCATTTCCGCCGTTATGCCCGTTTGCTTTATAAGCCGGACCTCCGCCGAGACCGCCGGAGGAGGTTGCGTCAAAGCTTCCGGATACGGCAGAATTGCCTGTTTCAAAATCCACCGCCGTACCCTGCCCGCCATGCGTGTACGACTGGCCATTTACGACAATGTCGGGCGGGTAGATCAGATTCTCGTCGGCATCATAGCCCACGCCGTTTCCGCCGGGGACACCTGCAATGCCAGACACCGCGTAGACCTCTCCGGTCAAGGGGTCGGTGTAACCGCTCGGGTTACTTGAGCCGCTGTCGCTCGACGATCCGCCCATTGTGGTCGCTCCGCCAAGGCTCCCCTCTTCATCGCTGTTTTCGGCATACGGAGCACCCTCGCCGCCCACGCCGCAAGAATAGGAGACCTTTGATCCAGGTACGGCGTTCTGCACGGTTTCCACGAGTACCTTGCCGCCCTCGCCGGGCGTGCCTGCCTCGCCGCCTGCTGCGGGAGGCAGGTCTTTTTTCAGAAAACCCTTATAGTTGACCGTCCATGTATGGCTCCCGTTTTCTCTCGTTTCGGTCTGTGTAGAAACCTTTGATGTGGGGAGTGCGCCCGCTTTTCCGCACTTGCCGCCCTGCCCGCCGCCGATAAGCACGCGGGTATAGCTCGTGACGCCCTCCGGGACCGTCCACTCGCCCGAGCCTGTGAGGATGACGCGCTCGTCAAAATACTCCGATGATTCCGGCTGCGGAGGAAGAAAGCCGACGAGCGCCGAGGTGCGGGACTTGAGCAGCCCGGAGATCTTCGTCTCGCGCGAGGCGATGCAGGCGAGCGTCTGCTGTTTGTCCCACTCGTTCCAGAGCGAGACGACGTGACCGGCGTGCTCGGCTGCTGGGTTGACGTCCACGGTGAGCTGCTCGCGGCAGGCGTAATAGGCTGCCATGCGCTGCGCGACCGCGGAGGAGTTGACGAGCGAGACGAGCGTCGCGTCGGCGATTTCCTCGACGTTCTCCGCCGCGCCCTCGGTCACGGTGCGCGTGACGACGCGCCGGTTGTGGACGTAGCTTTTGCCGGTGAGCTTGCCGGTGCCCGCGGAGAGGACGGCGTAGTTCGCGCCGCTCTCAAGGACGGTGAAGCCCTCGGCCGCGAGCGTGTGCGCCGGCTCGTCAAACTCGATCACGTCGCCCTGCTGGGCCGTGCCCTCGAAGAGCGTGACGTCCTCCGTGCCGGCAATGTACTGGTGCTCGGTGATGGCGACCGCGCTGACGGGGTCGAGGTACTTGACCTGAATGTTTGCGGCGTGGACGCTCCCGGGGCCGATGATGCTTGCCGTGCCGTTCCAGAGCTTCTGCACGCGCAGCGTGCCGTTCTCGTCCGTGTGCAGCCACGCGCCGATGGCAAAGAGCACCTGCACAAGGCTGTCGCGCGCCGAGGCGATGGGCAGCCAGCCGTAGAGCTTGATGCCGCGGTAGACGGTCTCGACGAGCACGGGGATGTCGCCGCAGATCTCCGCGACGACCTCGGCGACCGTCTGCCCGGTGTAGATGCCGCCGCGGTGTGGCCGGACGATCAGCAGCCCGACCGCAGAGAGCGCGGAGAGCGTGTAGAGCTTCGGCCCCACGCGCGTGACGCTCTGCAGGTAGTAGACGCCGACGCGGCTGCCGGAGCGGAAATACTCGACTTTGTCGTTTTTCTTGAAATTCCGGATCGTGCCCGATTCGGACAAAACGGTGATGTCGAGCGTGTCCGCCTCGAGCGCGTCCGCGCGCAGCTCCTTATACTCGCCCAGCACGCCGGGGGTGTCGGTGCTGATGCGCTCATCCTCGGCGAGGAGTTCGCCTTTGTATTTTACGGTGTTCAGACTCATCACTTTGCCCTCATGGTCACGCGGAAGCCCCTCCACCAATGCGTGCCGCTGTCGTCGAGCAGGACGGAGACGGTGTCGACCGTGGGGTGCGCGGTGATGGTTTTCTCCGCGCCGGTCCAGAGGTCGAAGTAGCGGAAGAGGACTTCGTTTTTGAGGCACGCCGTCAGCAGCGCGGTGATGCGCTCGGTCGGCGCGTCGTTGGTGGTGCCGACGATCGTCGGCTTGATGGCGAGCAGATCGCGCTGCTCCTCGCCGGAGCACATGAGGCCGCCGTTCTCGCCCTCGCGGAACTCGTAGGTGACCTCGTAGCCGTATTTGTGGAACAGGTCGGTGAAGTCCTGCCCATCCACGATAGCTGGATATTTCGCCATCAGGTGCCCTCCTTTCCGGCCAGCGGGGTGCCGCGCCGGCGGCCCTCGGCCTGCATGAGCGGGTACTGCTTGCGCGCGAGCGTCTGACCGTCCAGCTCGAGCGTGACGTCAATGGTCACGTTCTCGCGCCGTGTGGCGCTCTGTACGGTCGCGGGGAGCGCGGCAGGGATATACGCCGGCGGGAGAGTGCGCGCGCCTGAGCGCCCCACAGAGCGCCACAGCGCGGCCTCCTGCGCGTTGAGCACCGCCTCGTCCGCGTGGAGCTCGGCGAGATAGCCGTCGTAGGGAACACGGTCGAGCCCCGCGGCGTGGGAGCCAGAAAGCCACTTAGCGCCCTTGTAGATGTTGTAGGGGATGTTAACAAATGGGATTTGGGAGACCATTCCTTCTAAGGAAATATCTCGAATCCAGCCAAGGCTTTCTTTTGCAACGCCAACGGCTGCATTTCGCTCGGCAAGCTCATCGATCGCCTGCTTGGCCTCCTGTACGCGCTGGATAAAGTTGCCCATCTGCTGGACGGCACCGACAATCGCATTGACAATATCCGTGATGGTCGGCGCAAGCGTTCCCGCAAGGATGCGTTCGAAGGCGTTGGTCTGCTGTGATAGACGGTCAAAGGCGTCCTGCATCTCGCCGAGGGTCGCAAGCATGTCCTCGTCGAGCACTGCACCGGCCTCATGGGCCTCCTGCCGCAGTGCGTTGATCTTATCGGCACCCGCCTCAATGAGCGGGTTGAGATCCTGTGCACTCTTGCCCATCAGCACCATCGCGTAGGCGTCACGCTCTGTCTCGTTGCTCATCTGACCGAGAGCTGTAATGACCTCGTCCCATACCTCCTGCGCATCGCGCAGCGAGCCGTCGGCGTTGGTGATCTGAATGCCGAGCGCGGCGAAGGCCTCCGCCTGCTCGCCCGTGCCGTCCTTGGCTTGCAGCATGTTGCGTGTGAGCTTGGTAATCGAGCCGGTAATTGTCTCGACTGAGACGTCCACGAGGTCGGCCATATATTGATACTCCTGCAGCGCATCGGTTGAAAGGCCGGTGACCGTCGACATGGTGAGGATATCGTCCGCATATGCCGCGCCTGCCTTCGCCACATCCCATATCTTCTCCGCGACCTCTTTCAGTCCGCTGACAATGGCCCCGCCGACCAGCAGGCCCTTCATCGCGCCAAGCGACGAGACGATCCCGCCGATGTCACCGGCCGCTACCGATTCCTTAAGGCCGGCAAGGGTGTCGCTAAACTCACTCAGGCCGTCCGTGGCTCCGTTCGTCTCGTCTGCGGCCTTCTTGACCTCCTTGCCGTAGCCGTCGATGCTCTTCGCGCAGCCGTCGGCGCTGTCCTCAGCCTCTTTAAGCAGTTTGTCGTTCTCGCTCAGCTCGCTGTTGAGCTTGGCGAGCGCGGTCTCCGCGCTGAGCAGCTGCCTGCGGTAGCTGTCGGTGCGGGCGTCATTTTCGGTGTAGGCCTGCTTTGCTTCCTCGAGCGCCTCTTTGAGCGATTCGACCTTGCCGACCTGCTGCTCAATAGACTGCTTGAGCAGGTCGTGCTTGGCGCGCAGCGCCTCGGAGCTGTTCGCCTGCCCCTTAAACTGCGCGTCGACGAGCTTCATCTCCGCGCCAAGGTTGCCGAGCTCGCGGTTGACCGCGGCCAGCTGCTTTTTGTATTCCTGCTCGCCGTCGATAGCGAGCCGTGTGGTGATCTGGCGTACTGCCATCACGCACCCTCCTCTCGTTTGAGTTCGCGCCGCCGCTCCTCAAGCGTTTGCAGGTCCATGACCTGCCCCGGCGTAAGCAGCAGGCCCTCGCGGACGCTCAGGCGCAGGAACTGCGTCAGAAGCTGGAGCCAGAGCGCACGCGTCACGGAGATTCCGTTTTTTTTTGAAGCTCCACAAGGCCGAGGTCAAGGTCGCTCGTCTCTTTCTCCTCGCGCTGAAAGCCGAGGACGATGGCGGTGCGGATGGCGTCCTTCGCCGCGGCAACATCATGAGGAGCGAGGTTGACGCGGAAAAACTGCTCGGTGAGGACGGGGCCGTGCGTCTGTCCCTGCCAGCGACGGTACAGCTCGCCCTGCTCGGAGAGCTTAAATAGGTAATAGCACACCGCCTCGAAGCTCTTCTTGCCGCTGCCCTTGATGGGGTCGGTGATAAAGCCCTTGGTGCCAAATTTATCGTAGAGATCGAACAGCGCCTGCCCGTTGAGGCAGAGATGCAGGTGCTGCCCGCAGAGATCAACTTCGTGTAGTTTCATGGTTTGCCTCCGATTTCTGAAAAAGGCGCAGCGGGGGCGCTGCGCCTTCCTCGGTGTTCTCAGCCGCCGGCCGCGGCTTTGACCTTGCCGTTGACCCACGTCTTCGCGGCGGCCTCGGTTGTAAGCTCGTCGCTTTCGATGCGGTACTCGCCGGTGTTGCAGGCGTCCACCGAGAGCGTCAGCTTGGGGCTGTCGAGCACGATGGTCTTCTGCTTGGTGTTATAGGTGCGCCCGTCGAGGCTCGCCTTGACCTTGGGGTAGAAGATGCCCTTGTAATACTTCGAGCCGTCGGCCTTAATGTTGGTCGTGTAGAAGCCGAGGCAGCCGTAGGGCGCGGTGTCGTTGCTGGAGAAATGGATGTCCTTCGCGCCCTCGGTGCTGTCGATCTGCGCGCCGGTGACGGCCGAGGCGGTCTCGTTGGGCAGCTCCAGCACGCCGACGGCGAGCGAGCCGTCAACAAACTCGCGCAGGTAGATCTTGCGCACATCGTCCGCGCGCGATTCGACCTCGGAGAAGTTGAGCGTTTCGGCGACGCTCATGAGGTCGCCGAGCTTCATCGGCGTGCCGTAGTTAGGCAGCGCGTCCTCCGGCTCGGGGTTTGACGCCGCGAACGGCGCCCACTGGAGATTTTTCGCTCCGTACTGAGGCATAGTTGTGCCCTCCTTTACAGGTTTTTGGATTCGAGGAATTTGTTGTAAACAGCGGCCTGCGCCGCCGTGGTCGCCGCCGCGCTCTTCTCGTTGGCGTTCTGCATCCAGCGCTTTGCCGGAATGTTGCGCCGCGGCGCGCCGTATTCATGGATAAAACCGACCTCGCTGCTGGAGGTGGCCTTCTGGTCGCCGCCGACGGTGTAGGTCCGACCGTGCTTGGAGTTCTTGTACGCCTTGGTTCTTAGCCTGCGGTTATATTGGCCGTGCTTGCCGGTGGGATAGATCAGGACATAGCGGCTCGGGCCACCGGCGGACGCTGCGTGGAGTTTTTTATGGAGCTTGATGCTGTCCACCAGATGCGGGCCGCTGCTCTCGTTGTCATACAAACCGAGCGTAAGCAGCTCATCCTTCTGCGCCTTGATCACGACCTCGCTGCCGGCCTCGAGGATCTCGTCGATGACCTCGCCGGGCAGCTCGGCAACCTGCTGCATGGAAAGCATAAAATCGCCAAGGCCGTCCACGGAGAATGTCGCCATCACAACACCTCCAGCTGCACGATCGCGCGCATGGCGGCGTAGTCCGGGTCGTAGCTGACGTCCTCCACGCTGTACGGCGTGTCGCCTGCCGTAAGCGCCGCCTTGACGTCCGCGAGCAGCGTGTCGCCGTCGGTCTGCCAGCAGATGTCCATCTGCACGCGCTGCACCTCCAGCTGCACGGCGTTGTCCGCGATCACGCCGACCGTGCCGTAGGGACTGAGCACGACGAAGCGCTTCGCGCCCGCCGGTGCCTCCCACTCATAGACGGCATCGCAGGCCGCCTCAAGTGCCGTCTTCAGCTCGGAGTATGTCATAGCTTCCCTCCATTCTCCGCAGGCTCAGCGTCGTCACGGCGAGACCGTCCTCGTCCAGCCCGTGCTGCGCCTGCTCGATGCGGTAGACGTGCCCGTCCTCCGGGATGGCATACTGCGTCGCCGTGAGCGCCTCGCCGAACGGCACGCGCACCATGCGGTCGATGCGGCTGCCGGCCTGCACGCTCTCCCAGTAACGCCTGTGGTAGACCTCCAGCTCCGCGTAGAGGTGTCCGGAGTTCTCGGTCAGCTTTCCGCCGCGCTGTGTGCCGTCCTTGAGGTCGTAGACAGTCAGGAAGTGGTCGTAGGTCATGCGTCCACCGCCTTCGGCGTCACCTTGTGGTCCACCTTGTGGTCATTGATCGCCTGACGGAGCATCGGCGGCATGGGATCTCTGCCGGCGCGCTTGCGGTAGAGCCACGCGGCGTGCATCACGAGCAGGTTAAGATCGTCCCCGTCTTCCATGTCGATCGTGATGCCCATTTTCGCAATAGCTTTCTCCGCAGCCTTGAGCTTGCTTTCCAGCAGGTCCGATACCGGGCCGGAGACCGTGTAAAAGCCGAGATCAGCCTTCAGCAGCGCGAGAGCGTATTCATGGGTCATACGTTGCTCCTTTCCGCGCGCATTTCCGTGCCCGATTCGGGCACGGAAAGCGCGTGTGTTATGCTCAGGCGGCGGCCTTCTTCGCGGTCACGACCACGAAGCCGTTCTTTACGGTCACGTCCACGTCGGCCGTGACCTCACCGCGGACGGTGAGCAGGCCCTCGGCGAACTTGTAGCCCTCGTTGACCTCGACCTCGAAGCCGCCCCACAGCGCCAGCTCGGCACACTGGGGATTGCCGTAGAACATGTGCTTGGTGGCGGTGGTGGTGAGCGTCGCGGTGGACAGCGCGGTCAGATCCTTGCTCAGGCAGTAGCGGCAGGAGAGGCCGTTATTGTCCTTGATGATGCCGGTCGAAGGATTCGCCGCATCGGGGGTGATGGAGTAGACCGGCAGATACTCGTTTTTGCCGCGGATGGCAGCGAAGGCGAGCAGGTCGGCCTTGTTGAGGTACAGGCAGGCGGAGCCTTCCACGCCCTCATCGCCGCCGTAGGCAAGGATGATGTTGCTCAGCAGCTTCTCGTCAAAGAGCACGCTGCCCTTGGTCGCGCTCTTGTCTGCCTCCAGCGCGTGCGCGGTGTTGAGGGTGCTCGCGAGGATGGCGTTGGCGGCGACTGCATTCAGCTTGCGGCGCAGGGCGCGGCGAGCGCTCTCGCGGACCTTCTCCTCGTAGTTGAGGGGACTCTGCTTGCGGATCTCCTTGGAGACGTAGCCGACCGTGCCGTAGTTGGTCGGCGTGAGGGTGACGGAGTCGAAGGTCGGCTCGCTCTCGGTGGGGGCGCTGCCCTCGGTGATGGCGGCAGCGTCCGCTGCGTCGCCGGTCATCAGCGCGACCTTGTAGCCGGTCATGCCGGTGCAGTCGGTGACCTTGAGCATATCGACCAGCGCGGACACGCCGCCGATGGCGTCGTTGATACCGCCGACGCCGGTGGGGCCGACCACGCCGTCGGAGCCGGTCGTCACGGCGGCGCGCAGCAGGCTGCGGATGTCGGTGTAGGTGTGGCGGCCGGACTTCTGGAAGGCCTCGGCGTCACGCAGTTCCATGTGGTTCATATGGTTCTCTCCTCTCTGGCGGCTCGCGCCTGCGGGAGCGGCGCTGCGCTCCTCACGGTTGTTATTGTTCATCGCCTCGGCCTGCGCGGCCTCGGCCTCGGTGAGCTGGGTGCGCAGCTCGGCGAGCTCGCCCTCCAGGCGGCCGCGCTGCTCGCTCGCCTCGTTCTGCTCGGTCTCGAGTGCAGTCACGGATTCCTCCACGGCGCTGCGCTCCTCGTCGGTCTCGGCGGACTCAATGGCCTCGGCAAGATCGGCTTCGCGCGTCTGAAACTCCGCATCTCGCGCACGCAGAGCTTCCAGCTCTGCCTCCTTGTCGCGGATCTGCTTAGCCAGCAGGATGGTTCTCAGCTTCGACATTTGTTGATCCTCTCTTTCATTTTCGTTTTCCACAGCTCGCCCTCGCGCCTGCGGATGGTGTCAAGGTCGTTCTTCCTGGCTTCTACGGACGTCTCCGCATAAGCGGGGAAGGTGCATACGCTGACCTCGTAGAGAACGACGTCCTTGATGATCCACCGGACGCTGCCGTCCGGGTTTTCAACAAATTCCTCGCTCTTGATATCAAAACCGAACGAGCACTGGCTGACGTCACCCCGCTGGACGCGGGCGTAGAGGTTCATGGCGTCGGTGTCCTGCTCGTTGATTTGGATCGTTCCGTAAAGGCCGTGCGCGTCCTCGCGCAGCGTGAGCGTGCCGGCTGTGGTGCGTCCGAGCACCAGCGTGGTGTCGTGGTTGGCGAGCGCGCGCACGTCGCACTCCCCGTAGTCGCCTGCGAGAGACTTCGCGAACGCGCCGGGGGCGACCTGTTCCGTCGCGCCGGGCCATAGGGGATAGTCCGAGTTGAATACGGAGAAGTAGCCCTCGATCACGGGTCCCTCGCCGTCCTTTGCCGCGCGTGTCTGGAACTGCGCGCCGATGCTGCGCACCTGCCGCAGCGAGCGCGCGGTGCTGTCGATATCATTCTTCGGCATTCTTCTTGCCCTCCTTCAGTTTTTTCTGGTCGCCGATGCGGTCGGCAGGAATAAAGTTTTCGAGGATCACCAGCACGTCAAGCCCGTCCTTCGGCGGCAGTGACATCCAGTTGCGCACCTCGTTGCCGGTCATCAGCCCGCGGATATAGAGATCGCTGCCGATCTCGCTGAGTTCCTTGAGGTCGTAGGCGTAGAGCGAGCGGGCGTTGAACTTGAAATAGCGCTTGCTGCTCACCAGCAGCTTCTTCGTCAGTTCCTGCTCAATGACCTGCGCCAGAGGCAGCAGGACGGAGGAGACGAAGGTGTTGTACTCGTCCTTGTCGTAATCGCCCACGCCCACCATGAAGCCAGGCACGCCGAAGATGGCGGCGACGTTCCGCTTGTCCAGCTCCACGCCGTCGCGGACGGCAAGGTCGGTCAGGCTCAGCGGCTTTGCCTGTACCACGTTCATCAGATCCGCAGGGATGATGAGCGGAGCGCTCGGGTCCTTCCGCGTGAGGAAGCTCTGCGTGAACGCATCGCGCTTATCCGGATCGCTCAAATCGCTGTCCGAATTAACGGCGATCACCAACGGCGGCTTGTACTCGCTGCTCATGTACGCCTTCTTCGTCGCCGCCGTCTGGGCGATGCTGTCCACAATGTCGCCGAGCTGCACGCGCGTCCCCACGCCCTGCCAGGGATAGCGCGCATCGGGGCGCAGACGGAAGTGCAGCACCTCGTCCGGCTCGAAGGCCATGCCCTGCCACACGATCTCGTAGGGGCTGCCGTCCGGGCGGCGCTGGGCGTAAGCCGTCGGCATCGGCCACAGATCGGTGAGCAAGCCGTCCCGCGTCACCGGCAGCACGAAGGCATTGCCCTCGGTGAGCAGCGTGCTCACGATCCAGCCGATGAGCGTCTGGCGCGTACCGAGGCTCCACGGCGCGACGTCCACCTTCCGCGCCAGCTCGTCCTTTACGCGCACGTCGCCGTTCTTCGCGTTCTCCATCAGGTGGATGGTCATGGAGGCGATCATGTCGCTGATGCGCCAGACCGCTGCGGCGACCTCCGGCGCGTCCGAAAGGCGGGTATAGCCGCTTGGACAGATCACACCGGGCGAGGAGAGCGTCAGGCCGACCATCGAGGCCGACCGTTTCTTGAAGCGCTTCGTCAAATTCTCAAAAATCATCATCAGCTCCTTTGCGGGAAAATAGAAAAGCCCCGTGTCCTTACAGTGAAGGACACGGGGCATCATGGCCACAGGTCAGGTATTCGGTTTGCCGCTCTCAAACCAGCGCGACGCATTCGCGCGCTTTTCAGTGTCGATGAGCATCCGGATCGTCCCAAACACCGCCGCGTCGAACACGTCGATGCGGGAGGTGTCGTTGATCTTCTCATATTGTACCGCATCATCGACTTTTTCGCAAGCCCTAATATTTCCGACGCAGTATTCAAACGGCTCCGCGCCGCAGTAGTACAGGCAGCCGATTTTCATCTTGTGCTCGATGTAGCGGAAGCCCTCGCTTTTCGCGAGATAGAGCTGCGGCTGATCCACCACCGTGAAGCCCGCCTTTTTCATCGCCGTGTAGTAGGGCCGCGCAAATTTCCGGTCATGGCCGACCTTCCGGATGCGGAAGCCATCGGCCTGCCACTTCTTAAACTGCTTCACCGGCTCGGTCGGGTCCATGCTGCTCTCATTCGGCATATCAAGCCAGCCGTCGTCCTTCCAGCCGAAGAGCGGAATGTTATCCACATCTGACTTTTCCGCCGCCGCCGTGCGCGGGAACCAGGCGTGCGGCACGATGACCAGCACGTCCTCACTCGGCGTCCAGCCCTCGCTTGCCGCCTTCGACGCGGGGATCTCTCCCACGATGGCGGCAGCCGTCAGATCGTGCAGCTTGGAAAGGTCCGCGCCGCCGTACCACGCCGTTACAAGCCGCGCAAGTTCTTGCTGCGTCCAGTGATAGTGTGCGTCCGAGCGCCGGAAATCCGCTACGTCGAAGCACGCCTTGAAGCTCGACACAAACACGTTGAGCGAGCGCGTAAGAAATTCCTTTCGCATCTGCGGGTCGTTCTGCGCCTGCAGGGCGCTTGCCATCATATCGCTCGGGCGGATGGTCACGCCCCAGCTCGGGTTTGCCTGCTCCTGCGCGAGTGGGCTGAGATAGTCGACCTCGCCCGTGTCCTTGTCCGGATCGGCGCGAGCAATGAGCACGAAGATGCGGTCGGCGTCCTCGCCGGTGATCTGTCCTCGCACGATCTTGGAGCAGTATTCCAGCCGCTGTGCGCAGAAACCGGTGCCGTCGTCACCTGCGGTTGTGGTCGCGGCGATGAGCTTATTCGAGTACGCCTTCGTCGCGTCCTTCAAGCGGCCATAGGGCACAGCGTTCCGGTAGAGCTCCAGCTCGTCGAGATGGACGAGGTTTGCGTTGAAGGCATCAAAGATATCTGGCTTATAGGCAAGCGCGTCAAAGCTGATTTGTCCGTCCCAGATTGCGCCGGAGTAGCTGTGCCCGAGCGAGCTGTCCAGCACGCGCAGCCCATGCACCGCGTCCTCGCGCACGGTAAGGCCGAGCCGGTGCAGGTTGTAGCCGAGGAAGCCGAAGCCCTCCATGTTCTGCTTCGCGCTGCCGGCCACGGTCTTGATCTTCGAGTAGCTTCGGCTGTAAGCGACGCCGAGCATCCAGATCTTCGCCGTCGTAAACGGCGTCTTGCCGTTCTTCCGCGCCAGCATGGAAAACTGCTCCTGGTAACGCCGCAGCTCCGTCCCTGGCAGGAAGAAGCCGCACACGTTGTAAATGTCAAAGAGCTGCCAGGGCTGCAGGAGGAAGGGCGTGCCGCGCAGCGGCCGGCCGTCCAGGCTCTCGCCCTGCTGGTGGCAGAACAGCGTCTCGATGCCGTTGATCACGAACTCGGCAAGCTGTGTGCGAAACTCCCACTTGCCGTTTCGGCGGTCGTCGAGGTAGCGCCGCGCCGCCGCCCGAAGATCCTCACAGGCGCGCTCGTTTGCCTCAGTCTGCTCTGCCCACTCGTTTACGATGCACTCATGCGTCGCCATGCGCGCCCTCCATGAGCCGGTCCAGCAATCCCGCCAGCTGCCGGTTCGCACCGCCTACCGGCTCGCTGTCCGCAGCGGCGCCGCTGTCCGCAGCGGCGCCGCTGTCCATTGGGCGCAGCCGTTTGAAGGCCTTCGGCGTAAGCCCCAGTGCCTCACGGTGCGCAAGGATGTCTCGCCGCTGCTGCTGGATCACGGTGTAGAGCTTGTCGGCAGCGCTGGGGGCTCTGCCGTCCTCTGCCGTGGCCTTCCATTCCTTCATCGTCCGCTGGTGCTCCCGCTCCAGGATGGCGAGCGTATGGATCTCCGGCTCAAAGGCCTTGTCATAGATGCCGAGGTCACGCATCTGCTCGGCATAGATCTGTTCCTTGGTCATGTCGCATCCTCCGTTATGGCTTCAAGAACACCGGCAGCTGCATCCACGCCACGGGCGGGAAGATGCCGGTCCGCCGGTCGACCATCTCCATGCCGTAGCGCAGCCACACGCCGCCCTTGCTGAGATAGGCCTCACCGACGAATACGCCGTCGGTCACGATCACGCGCTCGCCTGGATCGGGCAGTGCGCGCTTTGCGTTGTACCAGCCTGCACGATCCGGCACGGCGGTCTTTCGCGCCGCCGTCAGGCGCACACGTTCCTTTTCGCGGATCACTCCGCGCCGGATGTTCCGCTTGCGCTCCGCGTCAACCGCAGGGTTCCATCCACAGCGCGAGCAGTCCTCACACTTCACGTCCAGCGCGTAGCTTCCGAGCGTACACCCGCCGACCTTTTTCCGGTTCCCGTCCACTGTCTCACTCCATTTCTTCCGTGCCCGATTCGGGCATGATGGCCATTAAGCTCCTGCGCATCTGGCCCACCGTCGCGGCAGGCCGTCCCCGCGGCGTTTCCGCTTGCGGCGACAGCGCCGCTGCCTCGAATGCTTAGTCGCTTTCTCCGCCACCGGCGGCGCTCCTGCGCATTCCCCGCCCCTCGCGATTCGAGGGCCGCGGGGGTAGGAGAATAACATCATGCCGCCCGTCAAAGAGCGGAGAACACGCAGGAGCTTCTCGCTGCATCCGTGCAGCATATTCCACATTCCGCTGCGAAAACGCAGCGTCCGCCGTTCCGGTGCAGCCCCCGACCCTCGGAGGTGCCGAGGGGCAGGGGACAGAAGCGTGAAGACTATCCGGCTCAAGAGCCGGGGGCTGCACCGGAGCATCTGGGACAAATCGTGGGGAAGTCTGGCGTCAACGCATCCGCACGGTCCGTGCGCGGTTCGCGTCCGCGGCCCGCGCGAAACAAACTATCGGGCGCATACGCGCAGGCTCTTATCACGCGCCGCTCCGGCAGTCTCCATCGCGCAGTTTTTTGGGCGCACCCCCAGCGTTTTTCCCGACATTTTTCTCCGGAAAAATTTTCTGCCGCGTGTGCGCGGAGTCCTCCGCCCAGCTGCAGAGACTCCACCGTCACCCGCCAGGAGGTGGGGGGACTCTATTTCGCCAGCGCTCACCGAGCGCCGTGAGCTTTCTGGTCGCGCGATCGTGCATCGCATCGTGCGCCGCGCTCGACAGGCTCACGAGGTTCCAGAGACAGTACGCATACTCCGGGTAATCCTCGGCAGGCCAGATGTGATGCACCACCTGCGCCGCCTCGCGCCGACCGTACCGGGCCGCTTCCCGGCACCGATATCCGTCCCGCCGGAGCGCCAGCGCGCGCAGCCGCCGCCAGCGCTTGTTCTTTCGTGAATAATCAAACATGAGCAAAAGAAAACACCCGCACCGATCACGTCCAACGTCTGGACTCGATCAGCACGGGCTAACAAAAGAGCACTGGCCAGTTTTGATATTCACGAGCATCTGCGACTTACACTGCGCGCAGAACACCTGCAGGTTTTTCGCCTCGGTCTCCGGCCGGATGATCTGCCTGGTTTTCATCCGGCAGACGGGACACACAATGTGTCCGTCCTTGATGCTAAGTTTAGCACCTTTCGCGATCGTTTTCAAGTCGTTCATCGCCATCCTTTCATTCTGTCACTAAAAAGCCAATAGGTTACAAGTAATGTCGCGCGCACGCGCGCACGCGATTCCTTATGCCTCGATCCAGCTCGCCACCCGGTAGCTGCCAAATTGACTGCCGCCGGTCCGCACCCGTGGGAGCATCGCGTCGAACGGTATCGTGATCGCATCGCTCTCGTCGAGCCACACCTCCGGCGGCGGCAGCTTCGCGCGCAGACTGCGCGAGCAGCTCCACGGATGCCGCCCCACCGGGATGATGATTCCGTCGCTGCGCTCCTTGGTGAGGTAGCGCGCGAGGTAGCGGTAGCCGAGCGCCTTGCCGTGCCGCTTAAATACTGGCCAGTCCGTCACCTCGCCGCACTGCCACAGGTACCGCACCTCTGCCGGCGAGAGCTGCCGGTAGTCCGCGACGAGGTGGATGTGATACCGGTGCGCCCCGTGCAGCCCCTCAATGGCCGGGATGTAGTCAAGCCCGCCCTTGCCTCGATAGCGCTCCACGCGCCGCAGGAAGGCCCGCAGCGCCTTGCGCACGTCGGCAAAGCGCTCAGGCAGATGCTCGTCGTCGAACTCCAGAATGTAGTGCGTGGCGTACTTGCCCATGAGCGCGATCATCAGCTCGAGCCGTTCGGTGGAGTCGCGGTTGAGCACCGTGCGCCGCTGCGCATTGAGGTCGGCCTTGGCGCGCCGGTCCTCGTCGGTGTCGGAGGGCGCATAGCGCGGCGGCAACGTCCCGCGGTATTCCTTGACCAGATTCCCCGCGCGCTGGCGCACGCAGTAGAACCGCTCAGCCATACACACTTCCGACCATTCCGGCGACCGCGCCGGTCATGTCGCCCTCAATGATGGGCTGCCTGCGCAGCTCGCAGAGAACTCGGGCAAATTCCTCGCACAGGTCGTAATACAGAACCGCGTGCGATAAGCTGCCGTCGGCCAGTGCGGCTGCCCGTGCCGCATCATTTCGGTCGCAGCCGACGCTCATCAGCAGCTTGATCATCCGTTTTCTCGTCATTTCATTCCTCCGTATCCGAGCTTGTCCAGACCTGCGTTGACCGCGCGCCAGTGCTCAATGTCAAACTTCCCGTCGTTGCGCTGCATGAGATAAAGCTTCGAGGCGTCCAGCCCACAGGCCTCGGAGAGTTTGATCATCGAGCCCGGCCCCTTTTCCGACCAGTACCGGTTCAACCGGGCAAAGATGTCCGCTTTCTCGCTCGACGCCTTCCTGGCAAACCGCGGCGTTGCCTGACCGACCGCCAACGGCAGCTTGATCTCCGTCGGCTTCGGCACGTCGGGCTTCTCCTCGGGCGGCCTCTCCGGCGGCTCGACCGGCTTCGGCTCCGGTCGGCTCACGCCATTCGCCGCGGGGATGTCGGGCAGTTCCTTCTTGGAAGGGTCCTTTTCAGTGCCCGAATCGGGCACCGAGCAGACGACGCGCCCGCCAACGACCAGCCCGCCGCCTCCGCCCGCAGGCGTCGGCCTCGGCCCGCCGATCACGACAGGCAAGGCGTTCCCCGCGACCACCTCCACCGCGCCGAGCGCGGGGAACTCCTCGACCGCGTAGGTCGTGCCAAGCGGCAGCACCAGCGCGCCCGCGCCGAGCGCGTCGCACACATAAGCGCGGAACGCCTCGAGCATCTTGACGTCGGCGTGCAGCTCCGGCAGCTTGACGATCAATACCTTGCTCCCCGTCATAGCTCCACCCCTTTCAGCGCCTTGCGCAGGTCGATGAAGCGTCCGCCGAGGCCCTTGTCCACCAGCTCCTGCAGCGCGTCGAGCGTCAGCTCGGCGTCCTTGGCGCGGTACACGTCCTCGCACAGGCACTCCATGTTGCACAGCTTTGCGGCCGTGCCGTAGAGCCGCGCCGGGCAGGTGAGCAGGCTCACGCCCTCGATGCCCCACGCCCCGTCCGGCGTCTTGTAGGTCAGTCTGCGAAATTCAGGCATTGTCAGCACCTCCGTTTGTCTGATATTTTCCGTAGCTGCAAAAGTCATCCGGATGTTCACGGTCGAGATGGACTTCGCACCATCCTACCCTCGGTTTGTTGTATGACCGACAGACCTTGCACCGCACCACCGGAGCCACATCGACGGCGCATATACAGGTAACAGATGCCATTAAACTGTCCAGCATCCGGTTTTGCGCTGGACTCCTATTCGGGCCGCGTTGACCGCATATTGCCCTAAACACCCTTTCACGGTCAATGTATTCAGGCATCGTTCTCGATCCTTTCCCGCAGCCGCCGGACCTTAAAGGCCCGCTGCTCCGCCACCGCGTCCTCGACCTCAAACTCGATCGCCATCTGGTCGAGCATGATCCCGACGTCGGCGATCTCCTCGGCAATGTTGGCGCACGTGTCACCGTCCACGCGCCCGCGCAGGAACTTGCACAGCACGTCCTGCAGCTCGGCCATTTCCTCAAAAACCATCGTGATTTGCGCCTGTCCACCGTAGTGGTAGAGCGCCGCGCAGAAGGTTCTGCGTTCCATGTCAGTCATTTGTCAGCTCCTTTAATCACTTGAAATAACACCCGTTTCTGTCGCGCAATTTTTTCTGCGGTAAATCGCTTCATCTCGGTGCGCTTTATCGGCTCGTGAAACCGTGGACATTCTTCGCGCCATTGGCTGCGCTTGCCAAGCCAGTCGCCATCAAACCATTTGCACTCATCGCAGCAAAAGCAGATGTCCTCAACGTTTTTGACCTCACCCGGCGTAAAATAGTAAGATTCCAGCTCGCAATTATAGAGGCAAAAATTGCAGGCGCACCCATAGCAGCTCACTCCTCCTCCGGCCCTTTGGGCATCCGCATCCAGTGCGTAATCACTCCGTCCTCAAGGTCCTCATCGAGCCAGTCATCGCACCTGGCCGTCCCCATCAGGATATGCTTGTCCCGATAACGCACCAGGACATCCACGCATTGATCCGGCAGGCGCTCCGTCACCGGAATCCACCGTGTTTTCTCCTGCGCCACGGCGATCTCCTCGGCGTAGCGCGCGCAGCGGTCGGTCAGGCGCTCGATCAAATCCGCGCCGTCCAGCCCGACGCGGTCGACATCGCATGAATGCATCGTGTCGGCTCCGTATATGGGCCGTTCTTCTTCCGGGACTTCCTCTTCCTTCCAGTACGGACAATGCTCGCAGGCATTCTCTCCGCCTGCGGTGGAAATGCACCGCAGCGCCCTGACGATCTCTTCGTTTTTCATAGTCATCCTCCTATCGGTTCCGCTTTGAATTTCTTGCCCATGCCGGGCACCTTGACGTTGGGGTAGCGCTCCTCACGCGGCACGAAGTCCTCCGGGTGGTCGCGGCAGATGTACCGGAGCCGCTGGTCGAGCTGCTCAAACCGCGCGTCGCTCTCCACACCATAGGCGAGGCACTCGTGAAAATACTCGCCGTGCTTCTCCGCGCGGTGGATGATGCGCATGATCCGGTCATGGCCGAAGCCCTCCTCGTTGAGAGCGAGGCACATCATGTCCACGTTGAACTGCTGCCCGACCAGAGCCCCATAGTTGAGCAGCTGCCGCCGCAGCTCCGCCTGCTCCTTTGCGTAAGCGTTTTTCATGCGCCCTCCTCTCCGCGACCGCACTCGGCAAGCGGCATCCAGCGGTCGCAGCGGCACGCGACGATGTCGTCGACCGTTGTCCCCGCGTCCGTCGAGATAAACGGGTACTCATCATCCGCGCCGCCGGCGCAGCGGGCCACGAGGTAGCTGCTGCCGCCGAGGCCGGTCTCATAGCTGAGCACGACCAGCGCGCCCTCCTCCGGCCAGTGCGCCGCGTCGAGCGGCTGCCAGACCGGCGAGCAAAGGTCCACGCTGAACAAGGTGGGAGGCTTCGGCACAGGATCGTCCGTCAGACCGCAGAGGTAGTCCATCGTCGTGCCGAGCGTCAGCGCCAGCTTGGGCAGCGAGCCCGCACCGGCAAGGCTGTTGTTTTCCCACGCGCTATAGGTGCCGGGGTACTCGCCGATGCTCTCGGCAAACTCCCTGCGCGTCAAGCCGGTCGCTTCGCGCAGTGCCTTGACGCGCTCGCAGAATTTCGGGGTCATATTCTTGAGCCGTGGGTCGTCTGCTGCCGGATTTCGGGGCACGGCAGGCTCCGGCTCCTTCGGCGGCCGCTCGGCGACCACGAAGCGGCAGGCGGTAGAGCAGGTGTCGCGGTTAAGACATTCGCGGCAGCAGCCGGCACAGCGCCACTCGCCGTAGCGATAACGGTCAGCGTACATCCGCGCGGCGTTCGGGCAGAAGCCGCCGGTATCCGGGCACTTATGCTTGCAGCAGGTCCAGCAGGTCGAAAACTCGCGCACGTTGTTGATCGACCATGTGCGACAGTGGTCAATGACCCAATCCAGCAGCCTGTACTGCGTCTCGTCGTCCATGCGGGCGATCTCAAGCGCGGCGGCCTCGGGCAGCTCGCCCTTCTCCCACCGGGCGATGATGCCCGGCACCTTGAGGCCCTTTTTGATGACCTGCAAATTGCCGACCTTCGTCGCGTTGATCTGCATCTCCTTGGCGATCCAGTCGCGCAGCCCGACCGGGAACGCCTCGCCGGCCTTTTTGCGCCGGATGTAGCTCTCCTTGAGCTTTTCCGCCTCCTGCGCGAGCAGCGCGTTGGACTTCACGCGCTGGCGGTTCGCCTCGATCACCGCGCAGACCTCCTGTTCTTCCGTCATCGCGGGCAGCACCCGGCAGAGCACGGTGGAGAACTGTTTTGCGACGGCCTCGTCTTGATTCGCCGCGAGCAGCCGCAGCGCCGCCATGCGGCTGTGGCCGGAGATCAGGCGGTACTTGCCGTCCGCGTCCGGCACGACGGTCGGCGGCTCGAGCAGGCCGTTGGCCTGGATGGACTCCATCAGCGCGCCGAGCGCGTTGTTGTCCGGGCGCGGGTAGAAATTGTGCGGATTGTCGAGGATGTCGCCGAGCGGGATCTCGCGCGTCATGCCCGAATCGGGCAAATCCGCGCGGTCGGGCAGAGCCTCGGCAAATTTCGTGATGTCAAACTTCGCCATGACCAAGCTCCTCTCCGAGATATTCCGCCACCCAGCGGCGGTAGTCCTGCGTCGCCACGCTCCGCGGGCAGTAGTCGATCAACGGTTTTTTCTCAAACGTGGTCTCCACGACCTTATCCGTGCGCCGAATGACCTGCTCAAAGACCGGGATCCCGCGTTGGCGCAGCAAGGTCTCGCCCTCGCGCACGACCTCGCTGCTGTTCCGCATTGTGACGAGCACACCGGCAATCCGCACGTCGGGACGCGCACGACGCAGGCTGCGGATCTGAGCGCGCACGCTCTCGAGACCGTCAAAGACAAAACCGTCGATCTTCGCGGGGACAATCACCTCGTCACAGGCAAACAGCGCGTTGACGCTCGCCACGGTGTACCCAGGGGGACAATCGAGGATGCAGTAGTCCGCGCCGTTGTCATCCTCCGCCGCGCGGACGAAATCATACAGAACACGCGTGCGCCGCATACCCTCGTGCAGCGCGTTGCAGTCGATGTCATAGAGCTCCGAGGATGCGGGAACAAGCAGCATCGACGGCGAGAGCGTGATGGCAGAATCGCTCCAGAGCGGCTCCGCCATGCCAAGCAAAAGCGTTGCAACGTTGCTGTCCGAGTCGGGGTCGTAGCCCGGCTTGTAAAAGTTCGTCAGATTGCATTGTCCGTCGCAGTCGATCAGCAGCACGCGCTTTCCGTAGTCATGCACGAGGATCTCTGCGAGGTTGATGGCGGTCACCGTCTTGCCGACGCCGCCCTTGTTGTTCATGATCGCAATGGTTTTCATGCTTTCCTCCTGTTTCTGTCTGTCAAAATTTGAAGCCCTCGCGGACCGTGACGCCGTCGCCGAGCGAAGCCTCGACGAGGAACCAGCGGTGCGCGCGGTTGATGTACACAATGCGGCCCGGCAGCAGCCGCGGGAGCTCCCGATGTCCGGGGCCGATGGCCGCGCCGATGTCCGCCAAAATGGCGTGGGTATCTCCGATTCTTGGCATGTCGTTTCTCTCTCTTTCTCTCGATTTTCAGAACGGCGCGTTCTCGTCCTCTGGCACTTCCTCAAGCGCCATCTGACCGGGCGCTTCGCCGTCCGTCTTTTCCTTCCGGCCCTTCTCGTCGTCGCGGGTGTAGGGCGCGAAGGTCTGGTGTCTGCCGTCAAAGGCGAACACGCCCTTGCCGCGCCGCCCCTCCTTGCTTTTGGCGATCTGAATGACGCGGCACTTCTCCTGCGAGTAGTTCTGCTTCGGGTCGGGCCGGTAGATCATCACGATCAGATCCGCGTCCTGCTCAAACTGGCCGGTCTCCTTGAGGTCGTGCATATCCGGCGCGCGCCATGCCCCGCGCTCGGGGCGGCTAAGCTGCGCCAGCTCCACCACCAGCACGCCGCGGCTCTGGGCGAAGGTGTGCAGCGCGCGGGAGACGGTCGCCATCTGCTCGCTGCGCAGGTCGCGCGGGTTGCCCTCGGGGACGATCAGCTGGACGTAGTCCACAAAGATCACGTCGTAGCCGTAGGTGATGGACTCCGCCATGATGTCGCCGGCGGTCATACCGCTCGCCTGGATCACATCAAGCCGGCGCTTGACTGCGTCCTCCGAGCAGACCGCGAAGGTGCCCCAGTCGCGGTCGGTCAGGCGGCTGCGCTTGATCGCGTCGAAGTCGATCTGCATGCCCTGCGTCACGATGCGGTCGCCGATCTTGCCGGCAGACGTTTCGAGACTGAAAAAGCCGACCTTGAGCGTCTTGGCCATGTGATAGGCCATCATCAGGGCAAGGGCCGTCTTTCCGTCGCTCGGGTAGCCGCCCAGCACCACCACGTCGCCGCGCCGGATGAAGCTGTTGTGGTCAAGCACGTCCAGCCCGAAGCCCACATAGTCCGCGGCTGCGCCGCTCGCGTGGCGGGCGGAGAAATCCTGCAAAAGCTCCAGCATCGGCACGACCTTCACGCCGCGCCGCGAGGTCATCTGCGCTTGCAGCTCCGAGAGCAGCGGACGGACGTCGTCGAGCGTAGCCGCGCCGTTGATCTGCGCCGAGAGGGCGCGGATGCGGCCCAGCGCCGCCTGCTCGCGCATAAGCTGCGCATATTCGCGCCAGCTCGCGCTCGTGGGCGTGACCTCCATCAGGTCGATGAGCTGTTGCTGCTGCGGCGAGCCGGAGGCATAGCCGAGCTTCGCGTTGATCGTGATGGCGTCGGCGTGCCCGCCCTCGCGGAACACCTCGCGCGCCGCCTGGAAGATCAGCCGGTTGGCTGTGCTGGTGAAGTCGCGCTCGTCCACCTCGGCGAGCACCTGACTGACGATGCTCTCGTCGATCAGCATCGCGCCGAGCACGGCGCGCTCGGCTTCCAAACCGGCGCTCGGCTGCGCGTCTACTCGGCCCATGTCCACCCTCCATCCTGACTATCCGGCGGCTGCTCGATGCGGCGCACCGGCTGCGCCTTGGCGCTCTGCGCCGGGCGCTTGGCCTTGGCATCCTCCCAGCGCCGGCCGTTGAGGAAGGTCGAGGCATACGGGATGCCGACGCCGTCCCGCCACGCGGGCGAGGCCTTGAGTACCTGCAGCGCCCGGCCGATGGTCTCGATCAACGCGTCGTCGGGCTTGAGCTTGTCCCAGGCGCGGACCGCGCCCATGCGGTTCTCCCCGCGGGGATAGTAAGCCCAGAAGCCCTCAAAGCGCTCCGGCTTCCATGTCGGCGTCGTTTTGCTGCGCCGTTTTCTCAGCTCCTCGCCGTCCCCCTTGGGGGGACTATAGGGGGATATATTTCTATCCATAATCTGTTCTTCTCTAATCTGTTCCGCCTTGAAACCCGTCGACGGCTCAGCCGTTGACGGTTCACACCGTTGTCGGTGTTTCCCGACAACGGTGGAATTATCCTCCTCACCGTTGACTGAAAACCCGTCCAACGGTGTTGGGCTTTCTCGGGCAGTTTCACCGTTGTCTGGTTTTCCCGACAACGGTGGTGTTTCCTGCAGAACATAGACGTTGCCGTCAAATCGCCCACCCTCGTCATGGGCCTGCTCGCGGACCAGATACCCGACAGCCTCCAGCTCACGCACCATGCGGCGCATCTTATCGCGGCCGCAGCCGGCCTTGACGGCAAGGCCGGTCACGGTGTAGTCCCAATCGGGCGGGAGGCTCAGCATCAATGCCAGCAGGCCGCGCGTCTCCAGCGCAAGCCGGTCGTCCTGTGCGGCACTTCGAGGCAGCGAAAAATACCCCCGCTCACGTATAACGATCCTTGCGTCTCCCATAGCTCCCTCCATCCAAATAAACGATGATCTTCATTAGCCGCTCCGTGAGAGACGTGATGCCGACGAGGATCAGGAAGATGTCCAGTCCTGTCATGCTCTCGCCTCCCCTCGGAAGGTGTTGACTTTCGCCTGTTTCTGCGATATACTGTGCTTGCAATGGTTTTCAGAGCTCTTGCTCTGGGGACGGGAACGCTTCGAGGTGCCAGCCTCGGGGCGTTCTTTTTTTGCGTCCGCGTAGATCACCTGATACGCCGCGGCGATGGTCTCGCGCAGGTCCTGCACGATGTCGTCGAACTCCGGGCGCTCCGCGTCGTCGATCACGCCGTCCTCGGCGATGCGGAGCAATCCGGCCAGCCGGTCCGCTGCGTCGCGCAGGCGGTTGGTCAGCGAGATGGTCGCCATCGGCAGGGGCTTTGGCTCCAGCTCCGGCAGGATGCCGAGCCGGTCGGTCGCCTTTGCGTGCTCCAGCGCCAGCCAGCTCACGCCGTAGACCTCGCACATCCGCGCCACGGTCTCGTCCGGCGGTGTGAGCCGTCCGCCCTCGTAGCGCTTGAGCGTTTCGGGCGAGATGCCGAGCCGCTCCGCCGCCTCTTCCTGCGTCAAAAGTGTCGTTTTACGCCCTCTTTGATAGATATTTGGGTATAACGCTGCCATTGTCTTTCGTCCTCCTTTGTGGTAATGTCGAATCACCAGGTAGCCATCCACCGCGCAAGCGGCACGATGGGAATGATGTACTTCTTGCCGACCTTCTTGGCCGGAAAATCCTTGTCGCCGAGCAGCGCCGCGCGGTCAAGACCGAGGAGCTTACTGCTCTGATCCAGCGTCAGCACCTCCTGCCCGGCAAACTGCTCGCGCAAAGATTGCAGCTGATCGCGGAACGCCTCGCGCTCTCGCATGGCCTATCCCTCCTCACTTTCCTGCGGCCAGCGCTCTCGCGTCTGCCGCGCCCTTGGCCGCCACCGCGGCCCTCGCCGCCTCGCTCGCCGCGCGAAGCGTCTCGTCGTCGTAGAGGTCGCCGATCTCGCACTCCAGCACGGCCGCGATGGTCGGCAGCTTGTCCGTCGTGGGCGTCTTGCTGCCGTTCTCCCACCCGATCACGGCGGGCAGCGTCACGCCGGTCATGCGGGCCAGCTCCGTGCCGGTCAGACCGCGGCGCTCTCGTAATTCTCGGATCCTCATTGGGAACACCTCCTTGCTTTTTCTCTCTCGGTGTGATATGGTTTACTGTGAGTTAATGTAGAAAGGGCGGGGTATTATGGTGCGCATTACGGCTTTTGATGATAATGGTGTGTATAAGATTGACTTTGAAATCCCTGAGCTTGATGAATGTCCGATATGCCATCACGCTCTGAAACCAACTGTTCTGAATTCGAGATATGCGATGGACAGCGCGGACAAGGCAACAACGCTTTGTAATTTATACACCATGTTTTTCTGCCAGAAGTGCCGCAAGGTTTTTCTTGGGAAATTTCGTCAAAGCATTGGACTGGTGAGTAGCCACATAGCAAACTATATGGGCGAATATGAACTCTTTCCGATGACGCCAAATCGTGAATCCTTCAGCGATGATATCCTTGGACTGTCGCTGACCTTCGTTGAAACCTATGGACAGGCTCAGCAGGCAGAGGCCGAAGGATTGTCCCAGATTTGCGGCATCGGATACCGCAAGGCATTGGAGTATCTTGTCAAAGACTACCTTTGCCATAAATTTCCCGCTGATGAGGAGGCTATCAAAGCCGAAGCCCTCGGGCAAAGTCTTCGACGAATCGAAGACGGCAGAATACAAACATTGGCTCAGCGCGCAACTTGGATCGGAAACGATGAGACCCATTATGTTCGTAAGCACGAAGATCTGGATGTCAAGACGATGAAAACTTTTATCCAGGCGATGATCCATTTCATCGACTCGGAGTTGACGTTTGAGAAAGCTCTTGGCATTGATCCCGCCTGACGGGATCGTACACCGCGAGCTGCTTCCCGTCCATCGACCAATAGGACGTTGCCACGCGGACCGGGTCATCGTGCGTCCCATCGCCGCGGACTTCGCGGATTTCGATGACCCGAATGACCTTAGCGATCGTAACTGGGTTTGGTGCCATGTCTTTCCACCCCCTTTCATCCGGTGCGCCGAGGCTCACCGTGAGTAAATAGTAAATCGTTAATTATAGATTGTCAATAGGTTTGAAGTTAATTTTAGATTTTTGTGAATTTCAAACAACGCAGAGAGGATGTGATACCATTGAACAACGAAATCTTTGTGCGAAATGTTGAGATAAGATGCAAGCAGAAGGGAGTCCCACCTACCGTAGCCTGTCGAGAAAGCGGTGCGGGCAAGGATTTTCTGACAAACCTGAAAAAAGGGCAATCTCCATCGCTTGGCAAAGCTCAGCAGCTCGCGCAATATCTCGGCTGCACGGTCTCCGACCTGCTGGGGGAGACCGGCACGGCCACGCAGGTCCTCGACGAGCGCTATGCGCCCTTCATCGACCTCTTCGCGGAGCTCGACCCGGCAGAGCAAACCAAAGTCGTCGGCGATATGCTCCGGCGCAAAAATAGAAAATAAAAAAAGTGTCCAAATTGGGTACGAGGAGGAGAAAATCATGATTACTGTCCCAGCGAAAGTGAAAGACCGCATCGCAGCAGGCCTCAAGCGCTACCAGCCGATCCTGATCAAAGCCCGCGACAAGGACATCAATGAGAGCGACACCGTCACCATCCTGATGGACATGCTGGCCGACATTCTCGGCTATGACAAGTACACGGAAATCACCTCCGAATACGCGATCAAGCATACATACTGCGACCTCGCAATCAAGCTGGACGGTTCGCCGAGGATTCTCATCGAAGTCAAGGCGGCGGGGCTCGACCTCAAACTCCAGCACATCAAGCAAGCGGTTGATTACGGCTCCAACTCCGGTGTTGACTGGGTGATACTTACCAATGGTATTCAATGGAAGGTCTACAAAATCATTTTTGCCAAGCCTATTGATACGGAACTGGTCTACGAATTTAACCTGACGGAGATGAACGCGAAAAAGGCCGGCGATTTAGAAATGCTCTATTGCCTCAGCAGGGAAGCGATGGTTAAGTCCGGGAAGGCCTCCTATCTGGAGGACTATCACACGCAGCGTCAGCTGATGAATCGCTTCACTATCGGACAGGTCATTCTCAGCGAGCCAGTCGTCGATGCTGTGAAACGGGTGCTCCGCAAGATGGGGATCGATTCTAAGGTCAGCAATGAGGATATCTCGGACATCATTTTGAACGAGGTCCTCAAGCGTGAGATCCTCGACGATGAGAAGTCCAAGGAGGCCAAGAAGAAAATCGCCAAGGCCCTGAAGCCTGCTCCGAAGCCGAAAGAGCAGCCTGCCGAGCAGTAAGCTATCGCCGCTGGACATAAAAGAATGGAGGGTAAATAATGAAGAACTGTATAAAAATCAAGTGTAACAAATGCGGATGCTCCTTTGAAATTGATCCCGCTGCTTTCGTGCATGTACAGAGGCCCTATTGTCTGTGCTGCGCTCAACCAATGGAGCCAGCTGGATCGAATCGCTTGACGAGAACCATCGAGGCCCTGCAGGACTTTCCATACCAAATCCCAAGTGCGAATAGAGATGAGCCCGGTTTTTCAGCAATTATCGAGCAGACAGAGTAACAGCTTTCTACAAGGCCACTTATCATGACCAAGTGCTGTGCCCGAATTGGGCACGGGAAAAGCCCTCCCCGTGACAGGGAGGGCCATCAACGATAGCATCGATTATAACGTCACCAGCACCGCAGAAAAGTTCAAAGCAAACCTTGACAACTTGAAATTTGGCGGCTATACTTGGAGTACAAACGAAGGGCGCTGCCGGAACGGTCAGCCCCCTAAGAGTTCTTTGAAGTGATCGCCGTACTTGTCAGGGTGCCGGCGGTCAAAATAAAAGCTAACAAAGGGCGCTGCCGGTAGACGGTCAGCTCCCCGGTTAGTTGCTCAAAGAGTAACCGCCTGCTTGGGGAAGCGTGAGGCGGTTACTTCTTTTTTGCCTGAAAACACAGGCCAATGATCCCTATGACCACAAGACAGAACTCGAACAGCTCTGAATATGTAAGCATACGCATCACCCCTCTCTTGGAGGGGCAAGAAGTCCCCTCCGGGATGGAGGAGCCAACCGCCTACCCTGTACCGTTGTACTGGCAGCGCCACAGATAGGATAGCAGAGCTGTGTCGAAAATGCAAGGAATTCTTTCCAACGCAAAAGGCCGCCATCCATGAGGGCGACGGCCTTTGCTGAGCTCGCGCGAACTCGGAGAGGGAAAATGCGCGGAGGTCTACGGATCGCTGCGCTGGGATTCGGCTGCGAGCTGTGCAGCCAGCTCGAGGATCTCGTGCTGGTCATGCGCGGGCAGGGACTCAAACAGTGCGAGGATGTAGGCGATGTCGTACATTTTATCTCCCTCGGGCACCCTTGTGTATTTGGCGCCGGATGGAATTATAACGCAACCGCGCGCCGGTTGGCTACTGGAATATTTAACAGAGAGGAGGCGGCGCAATGCCAAAATATCCCAGCTATTACATCCGACCGGACGGTCTGCATGAGACGATCCTCCGCATCAACGGCAAGCGCAAGGCCTTCCGCGGGAAAACCGACAAGGAAGTATGGGAAAAGGTCAAGGCGTTTGACCGAGCCCAGCTGCAAGCGGAGATCGACGCGGAGACGACCTTCTCGAGGATCGCAGAGCAGTGGTGGGATGAAGCCGAGCCGAAGCTCGAGCCGAACTCGGTGAAAAACTACAAGCCGGCGCTGCGCCGAGCCGTGGACGAATTTGGGGCACGGCAGGTCGGCAGCATTACCGCCAAAGAGATCGACGCATTCATCCGTGACTTTGCCGCCGCGCGGTCGAGGAAGACCGTCGCCATGCAGCTGCAGGTCATCCGCCAGATCCTGCGCTGGGCGGAGCTGCAAGGAAAAACAAATTACAATCCGGCACAGGCCGTCCGCGTGCCGCGCAATCTCCCGCAGGCGCGGCGCGAGGCTCCCGACAAAGACCAGATCGTCAAGATCAAAACGTCCGCCAATTTGCCCTTCGGTCTGTTCCCGGCGCTGATCTACTACACCGGCTGCCGCAGGGGCGAGGCGCAGGCCTTAACCGGAGCCGACATCGACCGCAAAGCCATGCGCGTGCATATCCGCCGATCCGTCTATTACGACCACGGCGCGAAGATCAAGGAACCAAAGACAGCCGCCGGTGTTCGGGAGGTCCCGCTCCTGCCCGCCTTGGATGCGCTTCTGCCGAAAAAATTGCCGCAAGGGTATCTGTTTGCCGAGCCGGATGGCTCACTGCTGACAGACGGCGATTTTCGCAAGCTCTACAAGGCGTACTGCGCTGCCAGCGGTGTGACGGTCTCTCTGCATCAGATCCGGCACGGCTATGCGACCGCGCTGTTTGAGGCCGGCGTAGACCCCAAGACGGCGCAGAAGCTGCTCGGTCATGCGAAGCTGTCCACGACAATGGACATCTATACGCACGTTTACGGCGACGCGATCGCCGCCGCCGCAGAGAAGATGAAAAAGAGCTTTTGA